CGTAGATACAACAGTGCAAACTGACCTGACTATTTATGAAAACGGTAATATTAGTATGGGTAATGGCAATATGGGTATTGGGACAGCAACATTTGGAACAGGTGCTGCCAGTGTTATTGGTATTGCGAACGGCACGGCACCATCTTCAAGTCCGGCAAATATGGTTCAGCTTTATGCGGAAGATGTATCATCTAGTTCGGAATTAAGAGTTCGAGATGAAATAGGAAATGTTACTACTTTATCGCCACATGCTAAAGATGCGCCTGATTGGATGTATGATAGAGGCAAGGGGCTTGATGAAATGCATAGAGTTGCCAATGGTTATAAAGGTGAAATCATATTTATAAATGAGACCAGGAAAGATAATTTAATACAATTAATGCTTGAAGGAAAACCATTACCTATTGGAAATGATATAAAATTTCGGTTTGTAGAAACTTATGAAGATTATAATTTACGTACAGGAAGCAATTTAAAAATAGAAGATTGGAACGTTAATCAATCAGATGCTGTGACTAAAAGACAAGAAGAGATTGATTCTGCTATTGCGAAAATCAATAAATTAGATGCAGAGATAGCAGTTGAAGTAGATGAAGATATTATAAAAGAAAAAACAAGACAGAGAAATAGTATAAAAGTTCCCAAAGTTTATACTCCTAAAGTAAAACCTGTCTGGATTAAAAAAAAATAAGGATAAATTATGGCATTTAATATACCCGGAACAGATATTGTTTTTGGAAAGTCAAAAATATTGGATAATACCTTAGAATTTGGCGGTGAGGTTGCTAACTTTTTTAATCCATTTAAAATTCTGGGTAATATATTTAATTCAATATTTCATTCAGGAGGAAGTCGATGGGATAGAGATAGTGCAGATACAAGAAATTTATTAGATAAAACTAGAAAACTTACAAGAGAATTAGACCAGTTTACTAATGCGGCACAAAGTACTTCATTAGGTGGTACATATCTTAATTTAGTAAATAAAGATTTGAATGAGTATCATACTACTTCAGGTCATGTTTTTACTTTAAGACAGATATTTGATGGAACAGCAGCAGGTATGATAAATGACATTCCTGGAGTTGGTAATTCCGAAGCTCGTGCATGGTGGAATGCTCAATTACCGGGTGCAGTTAATGTAGCAGTAGGTTTAACCGATAAGCTCGATTCATTTACTTATGATGTTTCCAAGTTTGAATTTGGTATTAGGTATCCGGATGTTACTCTTCCTTTTGAAAAAGTTGGAAATATTTTAGAAAGTGGTATAAATAGTGATAATGGTCAAGTATTGTTAGATGGAGGGTTTACTGGTAATCAGATAGCGGATATTAATAAGGGTACTATAAATATAGGTGGAACTGATTATCTTACAACTGAAGATCAGGCAGCGGCAGATGCGGCCAAAAAGGCAGCAGATGATGCAGCCGCTCGTAAAGCAGCAGAAGATGCCGCTCGTAAAGCAGCAGAAGATGCGGCAGCTAAAAAAGCTGCAGAAGACGCCGCTCGTAAGGCTGCAGAAGACGCCGCTCGTAAGGCTGCAGAAGACGCAGCTCGCAAGGCTGCGGATGACGCAGCAGTTTTAAAAAAGAAACAGGAACAAGAACAGTTTATTAAAGATAATCACTTATCTTCTGATTTCTTTGATCTTACACCGGAACAACAACAGCAGGATTTATTTATAGCTCAATCTCAGCAATTCTTAGATGTAGAAGCGGCCAAGGCAGATTTATTAACACAAAAACAATTATTTGATTCTATAAATGCAGATGCGAATTCTACTCAAGAACAGAAAGACAATCAGACTGCTGCTCTTAATACTTCTCTTGCCGGATTGATACAGGCCGGTATTTTAATAGGAGCGCCTATAGGACAGATATTAACCAGTGAGGATGTGACAAGTGCGGTAAAGGGACAAACTGAGGATGTCGGTGTAAATTTTAGAAATCAAACACCGGATTTAAAGATAAGTCCTACATTGGCTCCAAGTTTTAGTAATACCGCTGGACTATTAGGTGGCGGTGGTGGATTTACAACGAAACCATCTACTATATCAGGTTTCTCTCCTGCTCCTATTGCTGATTTAGGAAAAACAACATTTAACCAATTTGAAGATACCTTTAAGCCTACAATCGCATCACAGGGATTCCCAAAACCAAGATCAATTTTACAAAGGAGTTCATAATTATGGCAAATATATTTCTAGGGACAGCAGTTGAACCTTCTGCGTTTGAGATTTCACTTCAAGGATTATTTCTTGAAGGTCTACAGAAAAGAATTGCGGAAACAGGAAATCTTTCAGAGTCTGTTCTACATACACTAGGATTTAAAACTAATCAAACAGATGGTTCTTTGATACCATTAACAGAACAGGAAAAATTCGATTCTTTAGACCCAATACAACAAGGTATATTTAATACTTTCAAATCGCAATTGAATGAAATAGATAAGGCTTTTTCCGGTCAGAAAACAGAATTTCAGAAACAACGGAGTAAACAGAGATTTGATATTATAAAAGAAACTCTTGCCAGAAGAGGTCAGCCGGTCGCAGGTACTAACTTAGATACAGGGGTAGGTTTTAGCACGCCAGCTATACAATCATTAGCCAATGCATCACGTAATGAACGTCTACAGGTAAGCGCAGAACAGCAAGATAGAAAAAATAGGGCAATTACCGGATTGTTAAATAGTGGAAATACTTTTAACAATTTATTATTTAATCAAAGGAAGTCTCTTCTTGAAGCTCCTAATAGGTTTGATATTGGTGGCGGTGGTGGATTATTAAAAAGTGCTGCTCAAAATGCACAAATACAAGCACAAAATACACAGTCAAATATAAGTGGTTTTGGTGGTTTATTAGGCGATGCAGCAAAAGTAGGATTAATTAGACAATTATTTCCAGGGGCAACTAACATATCAATTCCATAGGGAGTATAAATATGAGTGTTTTAGGCGGATTACTGGGTGGTGCAGGGCGTGGAGTTACTGCTAATGGTGGTATTAGCAATGCTATTTTTTCACAACAAGAATCAAATAGACAGGCAAAGTCTGCAAAGATTAAAGATAAATTAAATAATACACAAAGATTGGCCACTCTTATTGCAGACCCTAATCAATCGGATGAAACAATTGTAAACGCTGTCAATAAGTTTAATGAAATAAATGATATACCTGTCAGAGTTTCTACAATTGAAGAGGCTTTACCCCAAAGAGCAGAAGCAAAGAAAATATCCAATATGTTATTAAAAGCAAAAGGAAACTTTACTCCTGAACTATTAAGAAATACTCAATCATTGCTGACTCAATTTGAGAATAAATTCGGAGAGAATGAATTATTACGAGGACAATTAGAGGCAGGTCGTGCTTCGCAAAAAAAGGAACAGGATAGAATAATTGATTTTCAGGCAAGAGTTATTGCAAATAGTTTGGGCGGTGGTAAAAACTCAACACAACAAGTAGCCGAATTTGCTAGAAATAATGCTAATCTGTTTGCCGGTGGAAGTCAAGAAGCTAGTAATAGGATAAATGCCAGGGTAAATGAATTGATGAGTCAAAATCAGCAGAGTAACTTAACTCAAAGTAAAATAGATAAGAATAGAGGTGTGAATAGTGGCGTGCAAGTCGGCGCTAAAACCGAAGCGCAACAATTATTAAATACTGCCCGTGAAAATGTAGGTGCTGGTGCTACACAACAGGAAGTGCTTAATGAATTTAATAGGTTAAGTAATCAACAGCCAAAAACATTGCCACCTACAGGACAAACAGGGGAACAACTTATTGCAGATGTGAGAAAAAGAAATAAGGACAGAAGATTATTGACTACAGAACAGGCGCAGTTAGGAACTGGAGCTATAGCGGCAGCAAGGTCTGCTATTAATTTTGTTGCAGGTGCTTTAACAATTGCCGGAGTAGAAGTAGCTCCAAAAACAGCAGCAGCAAAGACCGCTATTAAGTCATTTAATCAATTTGTAAAAGCAGGACTTACGATTACAGATAGAAATGCAATATCAGAACTTAAAACAATTGATAAATTTTTACTTAAAACCGATCTTTCTGACCCTTCAGAAAATATTACTAATCTTCTTGGTCTTGTAAATAGATTGGAAAATGCAGTTATTAGCGGACAAGATCAGTTAAACAATAGTCAAATGAGCGTAACACAGAGAGAACATGTTACTAATGCTATAAATAAATCATTATCGTTATTGGGGCAATTGCCATCAACTGCGGAGATTAAACTGAAAACAAATCGTGTTTTAAATAAAACAGATGTTTCTACTATGACTAAAAATGACATAAGAGAAATTGATTTGAATGATGTTAATAGAGAAGAAAAGGTATTATTAAGAAATAGGCTCGTAGAATTGGAGAATTTATAAATGGCAACTCTTGAAGAATTAAATCAATCACTTGGAGAATCAGGTTCACCGGAAGCAATGGGATTTATTCAAAAATTCGGGCAATCACAAGAAAAAATATTAAAAAATTTTAATACAGGTGTTGCTAGATTATTTGGATTACCAAGAGCGGCAGTAGATTTGTTAGATACAGGAGAAGCCAAATTACTCGATCTTGTTGGTTTTAAGAAGAAAGATTTATCTAATACAAAAGAATTTTCTATATTGCCCACAACGAAACAAATATTGAAGGCTGGTTCTAATCAAGGTATCACTTTTGCTCCTGGTGAAGAACCTCAAGATTTGGCATCAAGAATAACACAGAATCTTGGTACATCAGGACCATTACTTCCGGTTTTAGGACCATCAGTAGCAGGGATGGAATCAGTAGCAGCAGTAACTGCTGCAATTGGTGGCAAGTTAGCACAAGAGACAGGATTTGGAAGAAAACACCCTGTGTTGGCAAGGGCTATTGGAGAATTATTAGGAGGTCTTAGTCCATCTAGTGCGAAGGCGGTTACAAATATAGCTGAAAAAGGAGGTGGAATTGGTATTGGTGTTAGTCTTGCTAAAAAAGGAGTTAAAAAAGGAGTTAAAAAAGCAAAAGGTTTATTGCCAAGTACAGAAAAAAGAGTTTTGTCTAAGCTTCAAAAAGAAGTGCCATCTCCGGGATTAGCAAGGGCAAATTTAGCAAAAGAAGCAGTTTCACCAGAAGGTAAATCGCTTTCTGTGGCACAAGCTGCGGGAAGTCCAGGGATTGCAAGAATAGGTAAAGCAGTAGAAGCTGCTGACCCGGCATTTCAAGCAAAAGAAGTTGCAAGAAATATAAAATTAGCAAAAAATTTAGAGACAAAATTTAAAGGCACAGGTAATGTTGATGATGCTAGAATGTTCTTAGAGGCGGAATTAACTAATAAAGCACTTGCGGCAAGAAAGACAGCAGAAAGACTTGAAACTGTCAGCAATTCATCAGTATTAGCGGAAAGGGCAACTAACAAGATTAGAGATTCATTTAATAAGGCATCTCTAGTAGAAAGAAAAGTATGGAATAATCTACCTACTAATGAATTGGCAGGAGGGTCAAATTTAATACGAGAACATAGAAATATTATAGCAAACATTACAGAAGGTGGGTCAAAAAAACAGGTAAGTGATTTTGTAATTGAAAAACTAGGCGATTTTAAAAGAACAAAACGAATAATATCAAAATCAGATATAAGAACCGGTACTAAGTCAAAAAGAATAGATAATATTACTGGCAAAGAAACAAAAAAAGATATAACAGAATTTGCAAATATTGATAAATCTAAAACAGTAAGACAAATTAAAGCAGGTGAATTATTTAATGACAATAAAACAACTGCATCTGCAAAGGCGATTCATGCTTTTTATTCTGAACTTGGACGTGAAATGAGTATTTTATCAAGACAGCCAGGAACTAGGAATAAAATTAGGATATTGAGAGATTTAAGAGAAGCTGCACTGAAAGATCTTGATGAAGCAAATCTTTCATCCTCATATAGAAAGGCAATTGAGTTTTCTAAAGATTTGAATAATAAATTTACTAACGGTGATATTGGAAAAATATTAGGATTTGCAGGAGGAGAAACTCCTGACCCATCGAAAGCATTAGATATATTGGTTGGTGCAAAAGGCCAAAAAGGAAAAACTGCTGTTCAACAGGCATTAAAAGGAACTCCGGGAGCAAAAGAGGAAATAGAAGATTTTATTAAAGTCCAGTTTGCATTGGCAACGCAGAATAAAACAGGTGGTGTTATAAATGCGACAGCAGGAAACCGTTTTTTAAAGAATTTTGATGAATTATTAACAGGTGTATTTCCTGATCTTAAAGCAGAGATACAATCAGCAATAAAAAAGCAATCAAGTGTCGATGATTTTCTTGGAACAACTCGTCTTTCTGATATTTCACCTTTAATAAAAGAAAGATCAGCAGTTGCCACTTTCTTGAAAGCTAATCCTGATGAAGAAGCAACTGCGTTATTTAACATGAGAAGTAAGAGAATAGAAGGATTTGCAGAGATAACAAAAAAATTATCCCAAGACCCAACAGGAAAGGCGATTGAAGGATTTAAAACAGCAGTTGCTACAAAACTATTTGATATGGCAAGAAAAGGAGATGCGATTGATGGCAAAAAGTTAATTAATGCTTTGAGTAAATTTGGTTCTGAATTAGTAAAAGCAAAAGTTTTTACTATTCCTGATATTAAAAGATTTAAACGAATAGCTGATGTTTTTGATAAAATAAATATTAATGCAAGTGCTAAATCACCTGGAGCTATAATAAATGATATACCAAGTTTCTTCCAAACTAATTTATTAAAAATATTGGCAGTTAGACTTACAAGCACAGTGAAGAGAAAACTTGGTATTGGTACTGGATTTGGAACTTCACTGCAAGAAGCAAATATTGCAGCAGGAGTTGGTGGTCGATTTTCTAAAGCATTAACTAATGATGAATCGGAAAAATTACTCATATTAGCAATAAAAGATAAGAAAGTAATGGATAACCTTCTTAAAAAACTAGAAAATATTCCTGCTGCAAATCAGGAAGCACTTGTTAAACAACTTGTTGACAAAGTAAAATCTGTAACAGTTTCAGATGTCAAATCTTTTGCATCAAAACAAGCAAGAGGAGCAGGTAAAAATATTAAGAACACTTTAGAATTTAAAAAACCTGCTGTGAGTGCAGGTGTTATTCCTGCTGCTAATTTAAAAAATAACAATGAGGATGAAGCCACATTAGATAATGAAATAAATACACTTCTTTCAAGATAAAGGAAATAACAAATGAACAAACTATTTAAAATAATTGCAATACTTATATTATTTGCAACTACTTCGGTACATGCAGCAGATACTAAGGTATCAGCATTGACGGATATAGTTTCACCAACTGTATCTGATGATATGTATATTGTTGATAATCCGGATGTTACACCTGTAAGTAAAAAGATCAATATAGGTGCATTATTAGGCGTTGCTGCTGACTTGGATTCTACAGGTGCTATAGTTGCCAACGGAGTAGCACTTACCACAGACACTACAGGCAATTATGTAGGAACGGTAGCGGCAGGCACAGGAATAACTATTGCAGAAGCAGATGGTGAAGGTGTTACTAAAACAGTGGTATCTACATTAGGAACAGCAATAGATACTACAGAAATCACAGACGGAACGGTAGATCAAGCAGACATAGATGACACAGATACATTAGCCGGAAATCCTGCACACCCGATTAATTCAATATGGTTTGCAACTACAGGATTGATTGCAGAAGGTTCAACAGGGGATGCCATAGAGACATTACTTACCTTTGCAGACCCAACGGTTTCAGATAAAACAATTACATTTCCAGATGAAACCGGAACAGTAATCACATCTGCTACAACTCTTGCCGGTGATGTTGGAGGAACAACAGGAGCAACTACAGTCGATTCTGTACAGGCAAACTCAGTCACATTAGCTACTGATACAGTTGGAAATTTTGTTGCATCTATAACCAATGGAAGTGGGATAACTGGCGGTGATGCGGGTTCAGAAGGCGCAGCGTTAACATTAGCGGCAACGTTAGGAACGGCAATCACATCAAGCGAGATTACAGACAATGAGATTTTAGAAGCAGATTTGAATGTCACCAACACACCTACAGATAATTTTGTTTTAAGTTATAATGCAGCAGGTAGTAATTTTACATGGGCTGCAGATGCCGGTGGAGCTGAGACTAACTCTTTAGAATCGGTAATCACAGGAATATTAAATACTGAGATGTTAGTTGGTACAGGTACAGATACGGCTAACTATGTTGCAATGTCTGGTGATGTTACCATGACAAATGCTGGTGTAACAACCATAGGTGCTGATAAAGTTGCATTAACTACAAATACTACAGGTTATTATGCTGCCGGTGATGCAGAGGCAGGTAATGCTCTTACTGGTGATGCAGCGGTAGACTTCTTTGGGGCAGGCGTAACTGCTGTCACTGATGCTACAACCTGTACTGATATAGAAGGTACATTATTATCTATTACTGCCGGCACGCTTAATGCTACAGTGAATACGGCTGATATTGCAGATTCGTCTGTAACTTCTACTGAATTAAATCTTCTATCTGGACTTACTGTATTGTCCGGCAATAACACAGGTGATCAGACAACAGTTTCAGGTAATGCGGGAACAGTAACCCATGCAGATGCGGCGGGTGATACGACAACGTTTGTATCCTTAGGAACGGCAGCAACAGGTTCGCTTGCCCCTGCTACTGATGCGGAATTGACATATAATGCTACAACTAATGCATTGACAGCTGGGTCTTTTGTAGGAAATTTAACAGGTAATGCGGATACAGTAACAACTAATGCGAATCTGACCGGACATGTAACTTCTGTTGGAAATGCTACTTCACTTGGTTCTTTTACAGTTGCAGAGCTTAATACTGCGGTCAGCGATGATACGATTGCCGGAAATGCAACAACTAATACATTTACTAATAAAACAGTGGATGCTAATGGAACTGGAAATACCTATACGAACTTTGATGAAGGGAATATGCTTGCAGGTTCTGATATAGTACGTAGTTCAATAGAATTTATTATAGATGGCGGAGGAAGTGTAATAACCACCGGAGTTAGTGGTGATATTGAAGTACCATTCAACTGTACGATAAAAAGAGTAACATTATTAGCCGATACATCAGGTTCTATTGTTGTAGATATATGGAAAGATACTTATGTAAATTATCCTCCTACAGTTGTAGATAGTATAACAGCAGCAGCGATTCCTACAATTACGACTGCTGTTAAATCACAGGATACTACATTAACCGGATGGACTACAGCATTAACAGCAGGAGATATTTTAAGATATAATGTTAATTCGGCAACTACTATAACACGTTGTACTATTTCATTAATTGTGGAGAAATAACTATGAAAAGAATTATTTTATTAATTGCAGTTTTATTATTGTTTTGTACTAGTGTATATGCGGATAAAATAGCCTTGTTAAAATCAGAAATAACCACAGACCCACTTGCAAGAGGATATTCCGTTATGACAAATGAACAAATTGCGACAGATATGAATACTATATATCGCACGTCTAACAAGGCTTTAATGACAGCGACAGAGGTTTTAAATGCAATAAGCAAGACTGAATTTGATGCTCTAACAGTTGCAGATCAGACAAAGATATGGAATGTATTGCATATTGGAAATGTTAATCCGTTTGGTATTGAAGCTGATATATTTGTAAATGTATTTGGGGCTGGCAGTGCAACTATTACCAATCTGAAAGCAGCAAGAAAAAATAATATTACAAGAGGTCAGGAACTTGGTATTGGAAAGATTACTGTAGGTAATGTAATTCAAGCAAAACTACCATAATTAAGGAGAAAGATATGGAATTTATAAGAAAACGATTAATTTTATTTATTGTAATATTTTGTTTTGCGGTAATTGGTATAGCTGCTAATAAAGTTTATATAAATCCTGAAACTTCTGTTGTATGGAAAGCCTCTGGTGGTGATGAGGTTCTGGATTTAGGTGGTTTAGCACAAGACGCTATTGACTTAGGTGCATATCACGATTTCGGAGTCGCTCCACGATCAGAATGGTACAGATGGGAAATATTTATAGATGGTTATGATACTGCTCCAACGCTTGGAGACCCGATTGAATTGTATTTCACTATGGGAACTGATACCACGCATTTTGCAGGAGAACCTTCCTCCGGCCCCAATGATACATCAGAAGGTACAATAACAACCGATCAGGCAAAAAACTGCACACTTGCCGGAATAGCTAAGGCAGTATCTATAACGGCAGGAGATAATATAAGAAAAAATGGTATTGTAAGATTACCTTTAAGATATGTAGCTCCTGTTGTTCATAACAATGCTGCAAGTACAAGTACATTGCTTACAGGCGGAGCGCATACTATAACATTAACCCCTGTTCCGCCAGAAATCCAGCCATGAGAAAATTATTATTCATTTTTATATTGCTATTTTCTGTAAATGTATATTCTCAAGATTACATACCTTCATTTGATCAGGGATATGCACATAACGCTTCTGAGTGTATACCTTCTGCTGCTAATTTATGGGATGGTAAAGTTGGGCATTGGGTTCCTAGTTTAGGTGTGCAAGGCAGTACATTATTTGATGTGTCCGGTTATGGGAATGATGGCACATTAACTAATATGACTAGTGCGGCTTGGGTTGTAGGCAGGAATGGTTATGCGCTGGATTTTGATGGGACGAACGATAAGGTAATAATGAATGATAATGCTACACTTGAACCACATATTGGTTCATCTGGTGTAATGACGATAACAGCATGGATACATACTAACTCATTGACTACAGCGCAAGCGATTGTGACTAAATATAATTCTTCTACAGGTAACCGTGCATATGCATTTAGGGTAACCTCTGCGGGAAAGATTGATTTCTTTGGGAGTGATTTAAGTTTGAGTAATGGTGATACCGTTATATCTACAAATACAATATCTCAAACATGGACATTTGTTACTCTAACATTTGACGCTAGTATTTCTGGAGACATAACTAACAAAGCCAAATTGTATATCAATGGCATCCAAGAGATTGGCGTGAGGGGTTGGAGTAAAGGAACATTCACGCAGTTTTCTGATACAACAGCTAAATTACAGATTGGTGATACTGATGACCCTGCACCGGATATACCATTCAATGGTCTCATTAATGATGTTCGCCTATATAATCGTATTTTATTAGATTCAGAAATTTGGCAGCTATACACATACCCTATGGCGGATTTGAGACTTGTAAGGAGATATTACAAAGCTCCTGCTGCTGTACCACCCACCGGAAGGCGTATAATAATAATCAGTCAATACATAAATAACTTGATAAACAATGATTTATCTTATCTTTATAATTAAGGAGGAATAAAATGCCGGTTAAAATTACAAAGACAAAAAAAGGATGCTACAAGGTTTCAACTCCGCATGGAACAAAAGCTAAATGTACGACTAAGAAAAAAGCCGAGAAACAAAAACGGTTGTTGAATGCAGTCGAACACGGATTTAAACCTAGAAAGAAGGGTAAAAAATGAATACGATACTCGGAATGATACAGGACAATACAGGCCAAATAAGTTCTACCAGAGTCGGTAAGATCATTATGATACTATGCTGGGGATTTAATGTAATAATGCACGTTTTAAACCCTTCTACAGTGCCTGAGCCGTCCATGGTGCTTACGTCTGCGGTTCTTGGTGTGTTAGGTATAGCAACAGCACAGAAGGCCGTAGAAGGCAAAGCTACTTCCTCAAAGTAATTGTGATTTCGTACTTCCAACCGGATACATTTCAACCGTGTATATTTGAGGAAGGATGGTTGAACGGGAAATCTCTTCCGGTAAAGTAGAGGTTATAGATATAGCCAAGTCCTAATATTGGCTTTCATAAATAACAAATGGGGTAATGGCTATATCTATATTATTTAGGAGTGTATATATGGCTGATTTAATTGATAAAGGTTTAGAAATATTACAGAAACTGAAGAAGGAGTAATCCATGAAGAAATTCATTATAATATTTATTTTATTATTATTGATTGGATGTAGTAGTATTACTAAAAAAGATATCGGGATAGGGCTGATGACTGCTAAAGATACAGTAATTACAACAGGTACAATTGCAAAACATTTGTGTGAACAGGGTATACTTAGTGATAAAGATTGTAAAAAGGCAAAGGAGTTATATACTCAGGCAAGAAAGATATTAATTCAGTCAGAGAATATATGGGAAGATATGATTGATAAAGATTCTCTGGCACGCTTAGATGATTATAACAGATCTCTTGATTCTGCAATGGTTATTATGGCTGAAATAGAGAAGATTATAAGGAGGAATAAATGACACTTACACCAGTTATTTACGAAAGCATTACTTTATTAATAAGCCTTATCAAACTTGCAAGAGATAACAAAGCATTATCTGGCAAACAGCTTAAAGATATCAGAAGAACTATACAAGAGGAATTTGATAATTTTCCGGAATGGAAAGATTTAAGATGAAAAAAATACTGTTTATGATATTTATATTATTTATATGTAGTAAGGTATTTGCAGATACTGAAATTACATTTAAATGGGATAAAAATTTAGAATCTGATCTTGCAGGCTATAGGCTTTACAAGACGCAAACGTCCAGCATATATACTACCGGCAAAGGCAAGGAGGTTATAGAGGTACCTGCAGGCGTAGAAACGGCTACAATCACTATTCCTGATGGACAATGGTATTTTGTCTTAACTGCATTTGATTTAAGTGGCAATGAATCAGGACTATCGAAAGAAGTATCATATCTAGCCGATACTACGGCACCTGGTGTACCGCGAGGAATGACAATTACAATTACAATTAATATTAATCAATAGAGATAGAGATAAAAATATGGATAATGGTGAAGTTGTAAGAGAAGTCAAATCATCAGTAGAGAAATTGTTTGATAAGATTGAAGAAGTTCACAAGACGACAAATAAAATAGATATTAAAATAGCAAAGATGGAAATGGCCGATGACATAATAAAAAAAGAAATTAATGATTGTCAAGCATTCAGGAAAAGTTCAATCAAAAATACAGAGGATATTAATAAAAGTATGACAGAATATTGCGTAAAACAGGGATTTATAGTTAAGATGCTAACTCTTATAGGAGTGACAATTATGGGTGTTATAGGAAGATTAGTATATTCATTTATTCATAGAAATTAATATTTAGCAAAATAATCTTCTAAGTTATTACTTCTTATTTATCAAATTTATCATAAACCTTATCTTGCACATTAATTTTAAGCCAGCCTATTAAATAGCACATTACTTCCTCAGTTTCCCTGCATTGTGATATTCCGCATGTTTCCATAATCGAATCCATCTGCTGCCCATTGCCGTCATTGCTATATCTTGTATACTTCTCTTTTTTCTATACAATTTTCATAAAATAAATTTCAAAATCAATAAAATAAATGTTGTGTATTTGTGTATAAATTGCTATACTTTTTATCATGAAGAAAACAAAAACACAGAAAAAAAGATATAATATTAATTTGTCTTATAATGTTCACCGGAAGGCTAAAATTGAAGCTGATAAACTGACTAAAAGTTTATCAAGTTTTATCGAAAGTTTAATTGTTTCCTATTTTATTAAGAAGAAATAATGGATATAAGTTTGTTATAATTTTTTATATAAAGGAGTGTATGTATTATGGAAGCAAGGATTAAAGTAACTTACAAGTTGCCAAATTTTGATAAAACTGAAAATCAAGGAATTAATTCTGATTATGATAAATTAATAATTGACAAGATAACTTCAATTGGCGGGAAGTGGTATGCTCAAGGTGTTAGTATCTCTGATAGTATAAGAGATATTTGTTTTGATTTAAAATTATAACAAATCAGGAATCATTGGGCGCAAATGGAGTGCTCTGGGACGAGATGTCAGTGTTCGACTAACTGATAGGCCGCCTGGGATGAAAACTTGACAGGTGCATTTGCGCCTAACTTTATGAGCTTGTTAGATTTTTGAATTTATTATGATTATAAAGATAAAACAAAATAATGGTTTTATTAAAGTTAATGTTAGTAGAACAAATTGCAAAAATTTTAAATGCTTTGTTCCTCATAAATATCAGCATAGAAATTATAACGGAACAGAAGGAAGTATGATAAGAAGTGATACTTATTATTCTTGTAGTAATCGGAATTATCATGGATGTCCAGATAATCCAGAATTAAAATTATAACGTCTGAAGTAGGAACACATAATAGGGGTAAAAATAATGAATAAAAATAAAATAAAAAATATTCCTGATTGGAGTAATGTAAAATGGCGCAATCTTAAGCATAACGAGATTATAAGAAAAGGTGACTGGGTAGATATGTGTAGAGATGGTATGAAAGATAATCCTGTATGGAAACCTGCAACTTGTATAGGAAAGAAAGCTCCTGATTCAAGCTATCCAGCACATAGGATTTATAGACGGCTAATAAGTAAATAAAAAATATCTAACAGATCGGGAATCAGTGGGCGGCTAAATGTTTTCCTTGCTCTAACGAGATACAATACTTACAAGGATGTCATCAGCCTTATCGGGTTGCCATTTGCCGCTCCACTAAGCCGGACTAGATTGGCAATCTGGCTGCTAGCAATCTCAATGACAATCAATACACTTATCAGGTCTGGAATCAGCCGCCAGTATATAGGTCATCGCACACGGTAAGGCGGTAGATAAGTGTGATAGCTAAAATGATTAGTTATAAACCGCACCTGTATTATTGGTCGGCTGTATGAGTTTGTTATAATATTTTATACAAAGAAAGGAGATATTAGAAAATGCAATCGTTCGATAATCTTATATGGGGTCAACTTGACGGAGAAACACCCAAAGAGAAATATGATAAATTGGTAAAATTACAAAGAACAATGCGGCAAATAGCATATCCAAGAAGAGGAACAGAGGAAGAATTGTGGACAATTGAAATAATCGCAGAAAAAGCTCAAGAAACAATTATGTATAACAAAGATTATTAATATTATAACAGTCATAGATAAGCCGCCAGTGTTTTTCTGGTCGGTTTTATTCGTTGTTATAATTCAAAACAATCAGAAAGGGGTATAAAATGGAAATAATTGCAAAAACTGAAGATGGGTATTTGATAACTGCAAAGACTAAGGAAGTACAAGAGATTTTAAAGGCGGTAAATGGTAATTTGCCAGACAACTTAGACATTGGACAGAAATTACCTGCTATAGATTATGCAAATACAATTACTAAGGTTAAAGCACTAAAAGATGATTATAATTTTGGCTTGATTTTTGATAAATTAGAAAACTTTTGTAAAACGGCAAATGAACTAAAAAGTGTAGTTGAGAATGCAGGAACAATAGAATTATAACAAGTAATAAGTGGAAAATAAATCTGCCTATAGAGAGACTTTAAGATTATGATTTACCAGGCATCAGAATAATCTCCTTTCGCTCTCGTAATGGGTGTTTAGGTTTCCCGCAAACATCTATGTAGGCAGATTACTTATAATAGGAGGGTTTTAAATGAGAAATTTTATAAGACTTATCTTTTTAATAATCTTACTCAACGTTTATAAACTCTATCGCAGAATCAAATACAACGAAAGGGATTGAATTGGAGAAGACATATATAGGGATAGATAATGGTGTCACTGGGACAATTGGAGTAATAAGTAAAGGCTATGATTTCTTACATAAAACTCCTGTAAAAAAAGAACAGTCGTTTACAAAGGCCAAACAAAACATAACCAGAATAGACTATAAATTATTATCAATAATGATTGATCTTTATAGTTCTGACTCAATCGCAATAATTGAACAGCCTATGATTAATCCTAATAAGTTTAAGGCCAGTCTGTCGGCAGTACGGGCACTTGAAGCAACATTGATATGCTTAGAATCACATAAAATACCACATATGTATATATGTGCAAAGCAATGGCAAAAAGAATTATTGCCAAAAGGGCTGAAAGCAAAGGAATTGAAAAAAGCAAGCAGGGATATAGGATGTAGATTATTTCCTAATCAGACAGAATTTATATGTAAACATGATGCAGATGCTTTGTTGATAGCGGAATATGCAAGAAGGAATAATTTATAATAATCAAATGAATAATATAAATAAAGAAAATATAAAAGTACAAAAGTGTTTCAAATCGGGTTTATCGAGCAAATCGCATAGACTCTGTTGCTCCACTGTATGAGTTTGATAGGTGTATTTCCGAGAGGATAGGAGACTAAGCCGGACTAGATTGGCAATCTGGCTGCTAGCAATCTCAATGACAATCAATACACTTATCAGTCAAAACTGACCTGCGAGAGAAGAAAAATGAAAGATATAAAACAAAAAAAGGCTAGACCGCATGTGCATTTCGAGTCAGCGTCCAGTGGTTTGTTATCTGCTATTTTAGAAATACAAAAAATTATACATGAGAAAAAATGTAAAACATATTATAAGGAAACAGATTTGATATTAAAGATTTTACAGAGAGTAAAAAATGCGAATAAGAAGATAGTTGTAACTTGTTGTGCTGATTGCCCATATTGTCAACAATTACCAACCGCTAACTTTTTTAAAGATATAAGATATTCGTGTGAACTGGTAACCAATATTATTATTGAACAAACCGATGATGATAAAGTGCATATAGATTGCCCACTTGAAAACGATGAAGAATGGGTGTAGCGTATAACAGACTTAAGTAAGATGCTGCGGAGAAGTTAAAAATGAAACAAACAACTAAACCGGAGAATCAGGAGGATATTCGCAGTCATCTTGACTGCGTGGTTAAACCGCACTTTAAGGTGTCTGTATATGATGACTTTTATTGGTCTGAAATAGAGACTGATATTCCACAATTTGAAATCAGGGATTTAATAAGAATATTAAAATCTTACGGATATGAAAATGATTCTATATTAGTGGAAGCGGTATAACTGTCGTAGATCAGCTTCCGGCAGGTTGACTAATAACTTAGAAAACAATTAAAACCTAGATCGCACGAGCATTGCCGGTAAGCTGGAGCGGTTTGTTATATTTCAAACACTTGGGGATAAGGAGAACATTATGGAAGAAGAATTGAATGCAATATGTGATAGACTTAGGCATGATATTAAAGGTGGTTGTAAGACAGTAAAATCATTGATGAATCATGGAGAATTTAAAAACGAACAAGCTTACAATGGGCAACATGAAGAAATGAAAGCTAATATTATGCTTTCATATAGACATTTAGAAGATGCAAGAATGAGAGTTGGTAAAATTTTGCAAGCAGCGGGTGATGGTATATCTGTTTATGACAAAACAGACAATGAGAAATAGAATATTTCTAAAATTTAAATCCAAGTGTTTGAAATATAACAAAGTAATAGATGGAAAATATATAATTATGATTACAAAATTGATAAGAAAGGAAAAATTAAATGCAAAACAATGAAGTTGCAACTACCCCAGCAGCAATGATCGAGCTAGCAGTAAAATCAGGTACAGATCTGGAAAAACTTGAGAAGTTGTTAGAGCTTCAAGAGCGATGGGAAGCGGGAGAGGCCAAAAAGGCTTACAACAAAAATTTTGCTCTTGCACAGGCAGAAGTTGAAACAGTGCTAAAACAAAAATATAATTCACAAACAAGAAGCTTATATGCTGATCTAAAAGATGTAGTTGAAACACTAAAGCCTGCATATACTAACCATGGTTTTTTTATCTCTTTCAGTGAGGAAAAAACTAATGAAGAAAAGACTATACGTATAAGAGCAAAAATCGCTCATGAAAATGGACATATAGACACATCGCATTTTATAGATGTACCTTTAGATGGCGTTGGTATAAAAGGAGCATCAATGATGACAGCAATACACAGTAAAGGGTCTACATTAAAATATGCAAGAAGATATTTGCTTGGAATGATTTTTAATATTGCAGAAGAAGACGATGATGCAATGCTAGAAAAATATAATGCACCAATTAAGCCACCGGAGCGTAAGAACAAACCAAAAGATGCAAATGAAGAATTTTTCAATAAACTTATTAAATATAAAAATCAACTTGGCATGGAGATCTTTAAAGATATTCTAATAAAAAATGATTTGAAAGTTTCTAAAATGGGAGAATTGAAAAATATTGATATAAGCATTCGGGAAGATTTATTAAAAGAATTTCAGGAAAATTTAGAGAAAGGAAAAAAATAATATGCAATATAAAGCAAAAGGAGAAGAAGAATTAAATCAATTTACTATATTTGAAGAGGGTGAATATAGTTTTCGGGTAGTAGAAGCAACTAATCAAATAAGTCAAGCTGGTAACGAACAGATAAAATTGAAACTCGCTTTATTTGACGACAATGACCGTAGAGGCGGAGCGTATGATTATCTACTCGAAGCAATGCTTTTTAAAATTAAACATTTTTGTGAGGCCACAGGATTGGATTATGAAAATGAATATCTTGATGCCTCAATGTGTTTGAACAAAACCGGCAGATGTAAAGTAAAAAAAGAAGAATATAAAGAGAAATGGCAAAATAAAATTGAAGATTATTGCAAAGATGAACAGGCTGCTTTTGTAGAAAATTGTAAGGCCGATGCAGAAGAGGAATTGTTTTGACCAAAGAGGAAACATTTGACAAAAGCCTTATAAGAGGTTATAATTCCTGAAAATAAATATAGTATGAGCAGATACTATCAGGAATGTTTCAAAGAAAACCCTTTTGTGAGGTACTGCTCTATCTTGCAAGAGGGTTTTTTGTTTAGAGGAATTATGGGAAGAATAGACTTAACTGGAAAAATGTTTAATAGATGGCTGGTTGTTAAATATAGTCATACAAAGAATAAAGTTGCTTACTGGAATGTTAGATGTGTGTGTGGTAATGATAGAATAGTTTCTGGTGTAAATATTAGACATAATAAGACTAAATCATGTGGTTGCCTACGAAAGTTAAATCATAGCGGAAAAACACACGGATTGTATTATACAACAAGTCATTCAGTATGGAGAAATATGAAAACTCGTTGCAATAATCCTAAAAGTGACAGATACAAATGGTATGGCAGAAGAGGGATTAAAGTGTGTAAGCGTTGGGAATTATTTGAAAACTTTTATGCTGATATGGGTGAAAAACCAAAAGGTTTAACCTTAGAAAGGATAGATAATAATAAAGGATATTCTAAGAAAAATTGCAAATGGGCTACTCATAAAGAACAGGCAAATAATCGTAGAACTAGCCGTATATTAACTCTAAATGGAGTTTCTTTAACAATCGCTCAATGGTCTGAAAAGTTGAATATTTTACCAGCAACCATATGCAACAGGATAAACAAAAGTGGCTGGTCGGTTCAAAGAACATTAACTGAGGCAGTCAAATCATGAGCAATTTTATATATAACGAAGATACGAGAATACATACGCTAGATGGTATTATTTTGCCTTCGGTTAGTCAGATTATTGAGCCACTTACGAATTTCGATAACATTCCTGTTAAAGTTTTAGAAAGAAAAAAACAGCTTGGAATATATTTCCATTTAGCAATAGAATTATATGCGCTTGACGATCTTCGCATAGATAGCCTTGATTCAAATTTAATCAAACCTATGAATAGTTTTATCCAATGGGAAAAGAGTCAAGATGATAGAAAATCAGCTATATATGAAAAGCCTCTTCATCATAAAACTCTTAAATATTGTGGAAAGCCCGATAGAATTTCAGATACACGCATAATAGATTTCAAATTAAGACGATATAATCCGATTACAGATTGTTTGCAACTAGAAGCATATCGACACATGGTAAATCATGAAACGAGGGCACTGTGGACGGTGTGCTTTGATCTGGAAGGCAAGATAAGCGTGCATGACGCATATCATTCTCAAGCCTGGGCAGTATTCAGGAAGCTTTTGGATAGGTGGAAATCTGAACAGAAATTTAATTAACTTTTAGAACAGTGGAAAGGGGCAGTTAAATGATAGATGAAATAACAGTATATGAAGAAAAAGAGCAAGCTTTAAGCTTAGTGGAAACGGCAAAGAATATTAAAATTAAGACTATGTTTGATTTTTCTTTTGCAAATGATCTCTCTGGGTCTTTGAAGAAAGCAGAAAATGGGATAAAAAAATATTGGAACGATGCGGTAAAAGATGCAAAGACTGCTTACGATAGAGTAAGGAATTTGAGAGATGCTGACTTAAAACCAGTACAGTATGCACGCAAAGAGATTGATACTCTTGCAGGGCAATGGAAGGCAGAAGAGGATAGAAAGACAAGAATAAAGCAGGAAGAACTTGAACGCAAAGCGAAGGAGAAAGCAGATCAACAAAGGCAAAAGTTGATTGAAAAAGCCGAAGCTGAAAAAGATGAAAAGAAAAAAAAACGTCTTTTTGAAAAAGCTGATTTTATTGTGCAAGAACCTGTATTTGCAGAAAAGACGATTGAGAAAACTACAGCACTCTCCGGCGGCGGAACCCGTACTTGGATAAAAGATATTGAGGTTAAAGTTGATAATATAAAAGAGGTTTGCAAGGCTGTTGTTGATGACAATATACCAGTAACTTGTGTCGAGTTTAAAAATCTTAAAGCCTGGGCAAAAGTAATAGGTTATAAAAATATTAATATTTACGGTCTCAGCATAAAAGAAATTTCAAGACCTTCAACCAGGGCATAATAGAAAGGGGGTGATGTAATTGACGATGGTGATAGCGGTACTATTTACAATAGCGACGGTTCTTACTCAACCTATGATGGTCAATAACAGGGGGAGTACGCATCCTGTATAAACACACGCTTGCCGGGGAGGGATTCCTTCCCGGCATTTTTTAATTATATTATTGACAAGTAAGTGACATAATTGTATCATGTTTATATGGAACTCAGTAGAGAAGATAGAAAATATGGTTGGTTTCCTTATTGGAGGTGTTGGATGAAAGAAGATTCTATATTCTCATTAGACTCTGATTTAAATAATTTGTGGGTATGGTGTTTATCGAAAGCATCACACACAAAGACGAAATGGGATTTTATAGTAAAAGGTAGAGGTAAAATATATGTAGAAATTTTGCCAGGACAGTTTGTTTGTGGCAGGCATTCCATGGCAAAATCTTTGGGTTCAAATCCGAGTACAACATGGAAAAGATTAAAAATGTTAGAATCACATGGCTTTATTTCAATAAAAAGTGACAAGAAATATTCTATCGTAACTATATTAAACTGGGATAGTTACAAAGATACTACAGGAATAAAAAAACAAGTAATTGAACAAGATATTGAACTAGATCGTGAGCAAGAAACTAGACAACAGCGTGACACTAAGAAGAATGTAAAGACGTTAAAAAATGATAATAATGTAAAAGATAAGGAAAAATATGGTGAGTTTGTTTTTTTAACTAAAGATCAATATGAAAGACTTATTGATAGATTTGGCGAAGAGGGAACAAAAGACAGGATTGAAAACTTGAATGAGGGGATAGGTTCTAAAGGATATAAATATGATTCTCATTATCACACAATATTATCGTGGGAACGGAAGAATAAAAAAAAGAAGGTGGAAAAAGAAAGAGGGTTGGTAATATGAAAATAGTTTTACTGAAATATCTGTTAGGCTGGTATGTCAAAAATCTTGTGTCAAAAAAATATACAGAACAAAGATCACAGTTAGTTAATTGTTGTGATTATCTTTTAGAGAATATGGAATAATGACAGAAAAATTAAGTACCTGTCCTGAATGCTCACATACAAGAAAAAAGAAACATGATAAATGTATGAGCACAAATATTGAAACAGGGTTGTTTAATTGTTTTCATTGTGGATTTAAAGGTATATTAAAAAGCCATAAGGCCACGCAAACACATAAACGCATGTCTATACTACACAAAGATATTAAACTGCCTGAAAAAAGCTTATCAGCTAACTTAATAAAATATTTTAGAGATCGTGGAATTTCAGAAGAAATATTGATTAGAAACAGAATATCAAGTAATGGAAAAGAAATATTATTTCCATATATAAAACATGGCAATATTATCAATATAAAATATAAGACAAAAAATAAACGGTTCAGGCAAGAAGCTGGAGCTGAAAAAATATTTTATGGTATTGATGATATAGCTGAGCATAAAACAGTTATTATAGTAGAAGGCGAAATGGATAAATTATCTTTCAATGAAGCTGGGTTTAATAATGTTATCTCTGTACCAGATGGCGCTCCTGCTGTGAATACTAAAGCATATAGCACTAAATTTGATTATATTGAAAATTGCGAAAAAGAATTAGAACATGTTGAAAAATTTATTATCGCTACAGATAATGATCAACCAGGAATAAAATTAAAATATGAGCTTGTCAGAAGATTATCTCCCGAAAACTGTTGGTATGTAGAATATCCTGATGAATGTAAAGATGCAAATGATATACTTGTGAAACATTCTGATTTTATGCTTATGTCGGTTATAGATAATGCAAAGCCTTGTCCGGTTAATGGTATATTTACTGTAAACGATTTTGAAAATGAAATATTGAATCTATATTACAATAATGATGCTGGTGGTATTTCAACAGGATGGGCAAATATTGACAAGTATTATACAGTAAAATCTGGCGAGCTTACAATAGTTACAGGAATTCCAAGTCATGGAAAATCTGAGTACATAGATGCTCTGACTTTAAATCTTTGTAAATTACATAGTTGGCGTATTGCTTATTTTTCACCTGAGAATTTTCCTATAGAAAAACATATTTCTAAGATGATTAGGAAATCTATTAGAAAACCATTTAGTATTAATTACAATGGACATTTAGAAGAAAATGAACTTGAAGCAGAAATAAAATATCTTAATAATTTGGTTTATTTTATCTCTCCAAACGATGAAGAATTAAAGATTTCTGACATATTGGGAAAAGCAAAAGCATTAATTAAACGATATGGTATAAAAGGACTTGTAATAGACCCTTGGAATGAAATAGATCATTCCAGACCGATATATATGACAGAAACTGAATATATAAGTGATTGCCTAACAAAAATAAGAAGATTTGCAAGAAAACATGATATACATGTGTGGCTTATCGCTCATCCTACAAAGTTAAAAAAAGAAATAAATAATAAATATCCTGTACCTACTCCTTATGATATAGCCGGTTCTGCAAATTTTAGGAACAAAGCAGATAATTGTATATCTGTCTGGCGTGATCTTCAAGACGAAGAAAGTAGCGTTGAAATACATATTCAAAAAATAAGATTTAGAGATGTAGGTAAAATAGGAATGGAAAAATTAAAATATGATATACCAACCGGAACATATAGAGAGGAGAGTGTATATTGTGAATACTAAAAACAAGCTTTTAACGTACTTTCACCGGCTTGCTATGGCAAAACAGGTTGCTGATGAACAAGGACAAGAAATAATAGCCTCTGAAATAAAAAGAATAAGAAAGAAATATCTGAAATATGAAGAAAATAAAAATGATAATCGAGCTTGAATATGATGATGAACTTATGCATGGCAAAGATCAAGAAGCTATTGCTTGGTTTTATAACGATATTCTACTTGGTAAAACCGGCTTATTGACTCTACATTCCAATGAGATCGGAGATCAAATCGGTAGCGTTGAATGTATTAGCGTTATTAAAGAAAAAAACTAATACACAGAAGGTATAGAAATTATTCCAGAAGAGACTCAAGAAACGCAATTTCCTGCATAATTGTATCTGTTTGTTCTAAAATCGGCAGAGGATATACTAAATTTTGATATGGTGTGTTTATACAATAAGGCAAGCCTGTTTTTTCAGATACTGGGCACCCTTTACATGATTTACCGATTTTTCCATAAAAGAGCGTACACAAAGGACAATTTTTTGCTTCTGGGAATACATTATTTTTCAAAACATCTATTTCCCAATGTTCGATTGACTTCTCAAGTGCCTTGCGTGTTTTCCTATTCATTTTTCACACTCCCATATAATTTCAAAAGGTTTCCAGTTGCCATTGACTTTTACCTCTCTAATTTGCCTTGTATGTGGTAATTCCCTTGCTTTGCATAGTTCCATATGCAAGTAGGCAATATATCCAGCCCACGCCAATCCTACAGCGATTATGGCGCCATATTTCAATATTTTATCCATGAGATTTATTCCTTTTCTTACAAATTGTTAAAAATCCATGTAAATGCGCTTACAATTCCAAAAATCACCACAAATGTAAATATATAGAAAAATATCATGTCTTTTGTGTTCATTATTTTCCTTTCCTTTCTTCCCAAGAAGTGATATGGAAGTAAAAATTACCGGCATTCTCAACCCGGCAACCTTGTTTTTGTTTCTTATTTTCTTCATATTCACGAACGAAGTGGTAAAATAGTTCATCGAGATCGTATTGTGTTGAGCCTCTTACTGTTAAACTTAATTCCAACATTTCATTATCCATAATTTTGTCTCCTTAAAATTAAAGTCTTAAAGTCTTACACCGACTACAGATGCGATTAAATTTCGACAAACTTAAGAAAGGTTTCTCGCAACATAAGCAAACACGCTCTTTTTCCTGTATTTCGCTTCCTGCAACTTGTATTATCTTCGGCTTTGAGTTATATGTGAGTATTCGCCTATACGTTCCTTTCTTTTGATACAATGCTTTTTTGTAGTTCGCTTGCTGCCACTTCTGGCATTCTGATAACACACCAGGTACTCCGCTACAACATACTTTAGCACGGTTATTAATCATATTTACGCCATATTCAAGAGGTTTCTTGCATTTTGGATTTGCGCAACGCCTCTGGAGCTTTCCTTCTTTTTTCAATTTCCGGTCTCTTTGTATCTTCTTCTTATTTTTGCTATAATATCGTTTGTTGTACTCAGCTATCTTCTCTTTGCTTTTCATTTTTCGGTTTCCCTTTTCTCTATTTGTTTGAAATTATATGTAATAGCTGCGTTAACAGATTTGTTATTTTGTTCATCGGAATATGCAAGATTTCCCAATTGGCAGGCAAATACTAGGTCAGGTTCTTCAGTATGCGCATAGAGCATCCAGGAGCCGTCACGATAGAATTCTATCCGTATCAGACTATATGCATTTCCGATACTGTTTTTAATCAATTTCCGTAATTCTGTTTTATTTTTAATTCTCATTTTTGGCTTTCCTTTCCTTTCCTTTTGTTTCTAAAATAATAAAATTTCTATCATTTGCCGGGAACTTGCAGGCGTCCCGGCATGGCCCTTCCTTTTCACAATTAATAATAAATAACTTTTTCGATTGTCGTGATTTCTCCTGCTAGTTTTTCTGCATGAGAAATACAGCATACGGTTACAATCTTATAAGGCCTTCCCCGTTTTTTTAACCTTATTTTTTGTTCAAATAGTTTTATGTGTCCATTCAAATCACCTTCTTTTAAATTGCAATAATCACAATTTTTTTTCATTTTCTTACCTCCCTTTCTATAAATATAAAATAACAAAGTAATTTCAAGGTGTCCCGGATTACTCCAGGACACGAAGGGATTACTTAATTATTTTACGTATAGGATGATTTATGTATTCTTCGTCTTCAACATTAGTATCCCCTAGCCACAAATATCCGGCATCATAGATGTTATCTGGGTGACCATCAACCAAAACTGGAGAATCAAAGCCACCTTGAAGCCATGAAAACAGGATTAGTGCACATTTGCTGCCATTAATATACATTTTATATGCTACAAATTCTCCACCAGCAACCGATCTCCCGATAAAATCATTTGTATTCGCAAATTTTCTAACCCAATCGCTCCATGCATTATCATATTTACATTTTCTTTTATATTCCTGTCCATCTGGCAGGTGTATAGATGATGCATTTGAGCCATTCAGGCTGAGTATAATATCAGCTATTTCTTGTTTTGATACTTTCATTTTTCTTACCTTTCTAAAAAATTAACAAACTAAAATAATTAATCCCAGGCTGAGCTTGCAGCCCGGAATCAACAAATTCACTTATTTTATTTTTTCCTTCCTCACCCTCCTGCAACTCTCTACCACTCTCTACCAAACACCTAACCTCTTTATTATCAACACCTTCCGTTGGTAGAGTTTTGGTAGCGTTTCCCTGACTCTCTACCAACTCTCTAGCTGTATAAGTATTTGGTATATCAGGACTTGAGAGAGTGGTAGAGTTAGGTAGAGTTTCTACAGGGGGTAGGGGTTCAATAATTCCGTATTGATTACTTTTCTGGATATTCCAAATTGTTGTCATTGCAAAATGCCTCAAATTCCGCTTGTAGCCGCTCCTGAGCCTCTTTGTCGTCACGGAGTATAGCATAGCCTATGTTGTTTCTGTAGTTATGCCATATCCGGGTTTTCTCCTTTGTAGTCATGTTATTACCTTTCAAAATAAAATTATAATTTCTTAAGCCACTTATACATAATGCATACCTCATGCCAAAAAACACAAATAAATTGTAAGTATAATAAATATAAGGATTTAAAATTTGAGAATTATTTTAAGAATCTACAATCTCAATATAGTATTTTAGCAACTGCTTTAAGATTAATAATATCAACATGTTATAGAAATCTAAACAGTGAAAATTTGTCAATGATAATTGTTGGATATGACACAATTAAGACAAAATGTCGAGGCATATAACACAAAATCAAGCGAAATTGACTATGTGTCATCAATCGATTCTAAGGGTTTGCAAATCTCTTGCATGTGTTGACAAGCAAAATGGTTTTTGGACGTCTTAGAAACGATTGTAAACCGCTAGAATTGTTGTATTCTCAACAATAAATTGTTTTAAATATTATAAAGTTATAAATAATAATTATTACGGTATGTCATAAATATAATAATCAAAGTATGTTATGAACAGACAAAAAAATAAATAATTATTACGCTTGACAAACATCGCTTACTATATGATATAATATCAAAAAGCCATAATTTTAAAATGAATGTGTATTTTAAAATGTAGATGAGTATTCAATTATTATTAATGTTTCAATACAAATAATATTCCCAATGTCTATATTTAAATATGATCAGTATTCACTATCATAAACTATCTAATTTTAAACACTTTCACAACTGGTTATTCACAATAAAAAACTTCAAATCATTCATACTCTTCAGGTTTGCCGGTATCACAATTATCATCAATTCCAAAAAAACCTCTTGACAAGTATTAACAATTATGCTAACCGTGTCAATTATGGTTACTAATAAACTTGAAAAGCTTGTAGAGAAACAAACTGTTAAATTAACAATACCGCTCGTAGCTTCATATCTAGCAAGAGGTATTAAACGTACTAAAATCGCTGACCTTTGCAACATATCAGCTCAAGCTGTATATGATTATTGCGCAAGACATTACAACGAATTAGCACCACTTATAGATAGTACAGATGGCGTAATGGCCATTCAAGCAAAACATATTGCTAATAAGGCACAAGAAAGATTATGTCTTCACTTGAATGAGACTGAGAAAAAGGATTTATTCGCTCTTAATGCCATTTCTGGTACACACATTGACAAATATCGCTTACTCTCAGACAAAAGTACGCAAAACGTCTCAATGCAGACTATACAGGCTAACAAAGAGGATAGAGAAAGCCGTAGACGGGAATTACAAGAGGCTAGGGCAAGAGTGTTAGAGTTATCAGGCGAAGGAGAGAAGGACGTCTGATAAATTATATTATGTTATTTAATTATGTAAACATTGCAAGTGGTAGGGGGTAATGTGCCTTTTTTTAAACTGATATGTATAATTACACCCCACACACAGTCTGCCCAAAATAAAAGATTTTCATATGAATAAGAGTGCTAACATAGCTGGTCAGGTTGAGTTGAGATTACATTCGCTTGAGCAGAATTTAAATTCATTGATAGTGAAGCAGGGTATGTTTAATGTTGACAATAACAATGCGTTGGTGAAGTGTAAGAAGGTGTTGGATGTGTTGGTGGATAGGGTGGAGGAGTTGGAGAGAAGGGTTGGGGAGTTGGAGAATGATGTTATTTAGTGTATGTGTGATATTGATATTAGTGGTTTGGATATTGTTTCATGGATTGATATAGATATAATGACAGCCAAGAATATTGATTTTTCACAATTAAATAAAGTATATGATGCAGCGCAAAAAGCTGGCGTTAGTTTTGATTTAGTATATGTGGAACCAGACAATTCATGGTATTTTGTTATTAATTCTGCTGCTTCTTCTGATAGATGGATTGGTAAAAACAATTCTTTTGAAATTGCATGTGAATGTGTATTGGAATGGTTAAATCAACTAATACTATAAAAAAACCGGGTAGGCCGAAAGGTAGTAAGAATAAGGCAAGCAAGCCTAAGAAGATTATAAAGAAGATTAATAAGCGTAAGAAGAAGCCTGATGGAATGTCTCTTGCTGAGATTGATGCTGAGTTAGACAGGCTTGATGAGGAAGAGGCTAATGATTTAAAGATTGAAGAGTTGTATATAAGTACGCATAGGTGGGAGTTTTTCAAGCCGTTTAAATGGCAGAGGGAGTGTGGTGAACAGGTAGGAGATCATTTTGTTACATTAGCGGCGTCTCCGAACGGAATTGGAAAGACCACGTTGGCAATATGTACGATAATGTCGATTCTTGCGGGATATGAAGCGTGGAATGAAGTATCTGCTGATTATCCTGGAGCTGTGAAACATGATGGTAAGTATTTCAAGCCGTCTCCGCTTGGTAAATTACCGGTAGAGGGTGTGAGGATAAGGTTGACAGGGAATGATTGGTCGCATCATTTGGGGCAGACTGTGGTGAGAGAAATTAAGAAATGGTTTCCAATGGATGATTTTCACACTAAAAATAATACCCAGGGGGTAACATGGTTTTATACTCATAAGCCTACAGGGAGTACGCTTGAATTAATGACGCATGATCAGAAAATAGGATTATACGAATCGTGGCGTGGTCATTTTTGGTTGCCTGACGAACCTCCGCCGCAGAATATATTTGAAGCATTTGCAGGAAGAGCTTTGACGGAGCTTGATGGCAAGGTGTTTATTCCTACTACGCCATTATCTCAGGCATGGATGTTAGACGAGTTAGTGCTTAAAAATGATTCTGATGTTGCGGTAATCAAAGATTTATGCTGTTTGGATAATGAAATAACATATGATCATGATGATAATATCCTAACTGAGATGGGGTTGAGTGGGAAGAGAACGAAATACTGGCGTGAGATGGAAGGACAAAAGAAGAAATATTATGATTATATAATGCGTTGGGATTTATATACTGACATTGATCAAGACGGTCATCCTGCGCCTGATGATCAAGGCGAGAGTGCTGAGAGGTTTCTTATTGAAAATACTGAAGAAGACAAGCACGAGCTTATTAGAAAACTGAGATTCCTTAAAAAGGCAAAGAATACCAGCCTGGAAGATAAGCCATCAAGATTCTTTGGCATATTTAAGAAGCTTGTCGGGCTTGTTGTAAAAGAGTTTAATAAGTCTAAACATATATTGCCTGCTTTTGATGATGAAGTGCCGGCAAACTGGATAGTTTCGTTTCAAATTGATTTTCATTTAGGCAAACCACATGCAATTGCGTTTTATGCCTGTTCTGAAAGGAATATTCACTATGTTGTAGATGAGGTGTGGGAGAATATGACGCCTGAGGAGATAGCATATCTTATTATAAATAGGAAGAGAGTGCGTGGATGGAATATTGAATATGGTGAGATAGACCCTTTAAGCAAGGGTGATGATAAATATATGAAAAACCGTGATGCAGATGCAGAAGATTCCTTTACTATTATAGAAAATCTGTTAGATGAAGAAGATATTGAACTTGGTGTTGCAAATAAAGATAAGAAATCTGGTTTTATAAATATAAAATCATGGTTGAAGGGAGTTAATAAGATTCCTGTACTGTACTTCCTTGACAATTTGCAAAGTATAAAGAACGATATGTATGGGCATATATATGAAATACAGAGGTTATGCTACGTTAAAGGCGAGATTGAGAAGGTAGATGATCATTTTATGGAGTGTTTATACAGATATACACTGATGGGCGTGACGTATGAAGAAAAATCAAGGCATTATGAAATGGCAGGCAGTGGAGAGATTGGGTGGATGGGATGAAGATGAAAACAGGGGATAAATATACTATTCAAGGCTTGAGATTTGGCAAACAGTTTAAGAATGGTTTTACTGCACATTGCAGAAAAGGAAACGAAACGATACTTATTTATAATAAAAAAATGAACATAGCTCCAATAATGCGTTATCTATTAACGAGAAAAATAACAATTAAATAGTCTTTAAGGTTAGCTACCTTATAAGGCAATAAAGTGAAAATAAGGGCAATATGACTGTCATATAGTTATGTTGCCCTTTTTTATTGCAATAGGAAAATGAAATATGGCAGGAAACGAAACCGAAGGTGAAATATTAAAAAAGGATGATGTTAATTTTCTCTCAGTTGCGCAGAAGCGATATGCACGCCTGTTTAGTCAGGACGAACACAATCGTCAACAAGCAAGGGAAAACTTACGTTTTGTTTATGAAATAGATGAAGGGCAGTGGTCTCAAGAAGATCGTGACCAGAGAAAGAGAGATGGCAGACCATGTCTTACCTCTGGACAACTACGTAAATTTGTAGCCGGAATTGCTAACGCTGAACGTGACCAACGCATTGCTGGAAACGTACGGCCTGTTGATAGCGAAGGTGATGTTGAAATCGCAAGGATTATATCGGGGATAATTCGTCAGATAGAACATGCCAGTGATGCAGAGAGAATATATACGATGGCCGGTGAGCAGGCGGTTGCAGGCAATGTAGGGTATTGGCGTATTAAGTCTGAAGAACTTGACAATAGTTTTGATCAGGAATTATTTTTAGAGGGAATCCGTAATCCGTTTTCAGTTACTTTAGACCCTGACGGCATGTTTGCCTTTATAGATGAAAAGATAAGTCGTTATGAATTTAAACATAAATATCCTGATGCAAATGAAGAAAATATTGATATTGACGCTCAATATCGAGATCAATGGTATGACGAAGAATCATTATATATAAGAGAATATTTTTATAAAGAAAGAGTTAAAACAAAAATAGTACAGGTTCGTAAAGTTGACCCTTCCGGGCAACTATTAGGAGAGGCAAGGATATTTGATTTAAAGCGTGATAATGTTACTGAAGAGCAACTTGCTGCTTCAGGTTGGAGAATAGAAAACAGTAAAACACCTAAAAAGTTTGTTGTTAAATGGGCAAAGATTACCGGTACTCAAATATTGTCTAAAGGTGAATGGCCTGGCAAAGATATTCCGATTATAGAAGTAGAAGGTGATTGGGTATGGATTGACGGTAAATTATACAAGCGTAATTTGACACAAGGTGCACATGATGATCAGCGTATGTATAACTTCTGGCTTACAAGTCTTGCAGAACGATATGCACTTGCAAGTAAAGCGCCTTACCTTGTAACAACCAAGATGATTGCAGGATTAGAACATATATGGAAATATGCACATAAAAAACTTTATCCATATCTATCATTTAAACATGATACTAAAATGCCCGGAGGTCCTAAACGTGTGGAACCACCTCAGATCAGTACTGGCGAGGCTTCCATGCTTAGTATTCATAAAGAGAATATTATGGATACTATCGGGAGATTTGAAGCTTCTTTCGGGCAGAAAAGTAATGAGCGTTCTAAAGTTGCTATTGATGCAAGAGCGAACAGGTCGGAAGTCAGTACGTTTCACTTTCCTGACAATTTTAGACGAGCAATTAATAAATCTACACGAATGCTTATAGATGTTATTCCTCATTTTTACGATACAGAACGAATACAACGTATATTCGGAGAAGATGGAAAAACAGACAGTCAGGTTACTATTAATTTTGATACAGGGTTTGTTGATAGAAATGGAGACCCGATAATACTTAATGATTTAAGTATTGGAAAATATGATATTGTAGAATCTATCAAATTAATGTCTACACGCAGACAGGAACAGCTTGTAGGCATGCAAGCACTGGCAGCAGGTAATCCAATGTTAGGAGTATTCCTTGCCGGTGATATTGCAAAATTACAGGATTGGGATGGTTCACAGGAATTGGCAAAGAAGATAGATGCAAATTTGCCTGCTTTATTAGGAATTAAACCGCAAAATGCGGAAGGCCAACCGGGGGCTCAAACCGGGGTAGGAGAAGGACAATGACAGAAGTATTAGAAGAAACAGAACAGGCTGTACAACCTGGGGAAGAACAAATTGAAGATAAAGCCGGTGACACACAAGAAGTAGATACGGCTGCTACTGAAGAAGAAAAGGGTAATGGGTTTAGTATTGAGGATATAGGGTCTGATGCTGTAAAGACAGACGAGGAAGTACTTGGAGTATCTGAAAAGGCGCAAGACAGGATTAATAACAAGATAGGCAATGCTATTAAGGAGCGGAATATTGCCCAAGAGGAAGCTCGAAAGGCTAAAGCCAGGATAGCAGAATTGGAAGCGGAAAAAGCTATTCCTACCGAGAAACCTGTTGTTCCTCTTGAACGTAATTTTGTAGAGGATGAGGAATATCAGGCGGCAATGGATAAGTATCAATCCGATATTATTGCTTATAATGCTGCTGTGAATAAAGCTAATTCTCAGAAATCCGAGGCTGAAAGTCGTGTAGCTGCAAATGATAATAGGCTTCTTGCTCAGATGGATGAATTACAGAAGAGATTTCCTAATATCAATGTTAGCGACACTATTTCGTCAGTTGCAGATGTAAATGGTTTCGGTAATGCAGCTCCATATATCAGTGATAGTGAACACAATGCTAGAATTGCGCTTTTCCTGGCTAAAAACCCAAGTGAATTAACAAGAATAGCATCTTTGACAGATGCAGCGATTATTAATCGTGAGATTGGAAAACTGGAAGAGCGATTTTCTAATGTACGGAAAAAAACAACCTCTGCTCCTAAAGCACTTGATACCGTAAAGGGAGAGGCTTCGACTGTTATAAAATCTATTTATGATATAAAGGATAACAGTGAGTTCCGTAAGGCAAGAAATGCGGAGATGAGGGCAAAGAAATCTTAAATTAAACAGGGCTAATACGATAAGTGATCGCAGACGCGGTGAACTAACGTATTGCCTATAAGGAGAAACTTATGGCAAATACATTAAAAGATTTATCTGATGGTGATATTACGAGGGAAGCGTTGGTAGAGTTTCATAATGCGTTGACTTTCCTCAAAACCATTAATAATCAATACGACAATAGATTCGGTAGAGATGGACATAAAAACAACGGAACACTGCTTATCAGGAATCCTAATCAGTATACTGTAAGAACAGGCAAGGTTATGGATGTGCAGGAAGCGGATGAAAACACCACTACCCTGACAGTTGCAACGCAGAAGGGTGTTGACATGGAATCTTTCAGTTCGCTTGAACAAACCATGCAAATAGAGGATTTCAGGGCAAGATACTTACGACCTGCAATGTTAAGACTTGCCGCTGATGTAGAGAGTACGATTATTACTTCTATGTATAAGGAAGTATTTAATATTGTAGGTACGGCAGTAGATAAGCAACCGGCAGCTTTGATTGATATTCGCAGGGCAGGCGCAAGGTTAACTGAATTTCTTGCTCCGAGAACTGACCGCTATGCACTGTTAACTGCGAGCGCAATGTCAACAACAACCGATACATTGAAAACTCTTTTTCATGCAAATGCTGAAATTGAGAAATCTTTTCTTGATGGATATGTTGGCCATGCCGCAGGTTTTGACTGGCTTGAAACCGAGATGATTCCTTCTCATACTAATGGTTCCAGAACAGATACCACACCGGTAGTAAATACATCTACTGATATAACAAGTGGTTCTTCAAGTATTGTTATTACAGGGTTTACCAATGCTAAAACATTAAAAGAAGGTGATGTATTCACGATTGCAGGTGTATATGCGGTTAATCTTGAAACAAAAGTAAGACAGTCATTTTTACAACAGTTTGTGGTTACTACTGATTATACTCTTAATGGAAATGATACTATTGTGGTTTCCCCTACACCTTATACTTCAGGTGCAAGACAGAATGTTGAAATAGTATCTGCTGGTTCCGGTAAGGCAGTTGTAAACCTTACTGCCGGGGGTAGTGGTGCTGCAAGTACGAGTTCAAGGCAGAATCTTTGTTATCACCGTGATGCATTTACTTTTGTTACTGCTGATTTGCCTCTTGAGCCTGGACAGAGAATGAGTCGGGAGGTTATGGATGGTATATCCATGAGAATATGGCATGGTTCAGACTTCAAGAATGATGAGTTCGGAACCAGGATTGATGTTCTTTTTGGAGCTAAAGCTATCAGACCTGAATGGGCAGCAAGAGTACGAACTACATAGTAAATTTAAATATTTGGGGGTGGATAATCCCACCCTCATAATTTTCAGAATATACAGGAGGTTTTTATTATGACAAAAGTTGAACAATTAACAAGTGGCCAGCCTGATGGTTCGCTTATGGGCAGATCAGATGATAAGATTGGCTTTTATGGTTTGACAACTCCTATTGTAAAAGCGACTGTTACGCTTAGTGCCGGGACTACAACTACGCTTTTAAAAGCAGATGTTGCAGCCATAGCAACTGCGCTTGACAATTTGGGTCTTATTACCAAAGCATGATTTTGAGATGGGAGTGGGATAAAACCCACTCCCACATCTTTAATAGAAAAGGCGGTTTTATGAACTTGTTTGTAGCTATAACAACATATGAAGATAAAATTTTTGCAAAATGTTCCGAATCTATACTCAATAATTGTATCAATTTAATTCAAAGAGGATATAAGGTAACTGTTTTTTATAATAGTGAACTTTATATAGATAGATCAAGAAATGCTTGTATTAAAAAATTTCTTGAAACTGATTGTACAGATTTATTATTTGTTGATGCTGACCTTATATTTGATGATACTGCTATGGAAGAAATTATCAAATATGATAAACCTATTGTAGCTGGTGCTTACAGATTGAAACAGATATTTGAACATTATCCTATTGTAATTGATTTTGATAGGGAGCATAAAAATTGTAAGGATGAGAAGACAGGACTGTATGGGTGAAATCAGCACCTACAGGATTTATGAGGATACAAAGAAGAGTGTTCGAGGCAATGATTGTGCATTATGCATTGAAAACAGATACTCATGGTATAATGCCTTTTTTTGAAACAGGTATGAGAGTATTTAATGATGGTCAATGGTGGGGTGAAGATACTGCCTTTTGTAAAAAATGGACTGATATGGGCGGTGATGTAATGGTAGAACCAAGACTTACTTTTACTCATATAGGTAATAGAGAATATGAAGGAAATTTACATAAACATCTTATGGGCAGAGCCGTAAAAAACCTTGATAAAGTTGAAGAAGGTATATCCGGGTGGATGAGTCCTGCTGAGTTGAAAGTGTTAAAGAAATTTGCTAAGAAATCTGATTCTATTGTTGAGGTTGGTTGTTGGAAAGGGAGAAGTACAAAAGAATTTCTTGAAAACTGTAATGGGAAGGTCTATGCAGTAGATCATTTTTCCGGTACAAATAGTGATTATTCGTCTGATTTAGCTTCTGTTGAATTGAATATATATGATCAGTTTATTAAAAATGTTGGTCATTATAAAAATCTTGAAATATTAAAAGGTGATTCTGTAGAAATGGCAAATATGTTCAATGGCACAAAGGTTGATATGGTATTCATAGATGCTGGACATACTTATGAAGAATGTAAGTCTGATATTGAAGCGTGGCTGCCTAAATGCAAAAAAAGAATATGTGGGCATGATTACAGCAATGATCACATGGGAGTGAAAAAAGCGGTTGATGAAAAATTCGGAAAAGCATTTAAAACAGTAGATTCTATATGGTGGGTTGATTTATAACAGAAATTAAGCATATTTAGGAGAATAATTTTGCCTGATAGGACAGTAAATCAAATAACTGATGCGGCATATCGCAAAAATGCGGTAAAATCACCTACGTCAACTCAAGATGGATATGCACTTGAAGCGTTTCAGGATATGTTATCGTCATGGAGTGTAGAAGGGCTTATCGTACCAAATTATGTAACGGAAAATTTTACGCTTACTGTAGGGCAAGCAGTATATACTATTGGTGTTATCGGTGATAGTCCTGATCTTGTTACGAGTACCGGCAGACCTCTAAGAATAATAAACGCATTTTTCAGAATAAGTAGTGTTGATTATCCTATTAATGTGGATATGACAAAGAGTGAATATGCAAAAATTACTCAGAAATCTTTAAATTTAAGACCAAGATCACTTTATTACGACCCACAATATCCTACCGGAAAGATAAAATTCAGTGATGCATGTGACACTGCATATGATTTCCACATGCAATCAGAAAAGGCACTTACTGATGTAACGGCAAAAACGGATACATTAAGTCTGCCATTAGCGATAAATGAAACATTGGTTTATAATCTTGCTTTAAGACTTGGTAATGAACTTAAAAGTAAACTAAGTGATGATGTCAGGCGTATTGCTATAGAGAGTAAGCGTGCGCTTGAGGATTATAATGCAATAGAGAAACTTGCTGATACGGTATCTCTTGATAATGCGATTGTCAGTAACAGGTATAGTAGATCAATGGATTATAATAGAGGTTATTAAATGAAAATATTGGTTATTGTTACAGGATTAATGATAGTTGTTTATTGTAATCTTAGTTTTGCTGATAAGACTATTAAGAATCCGTTTGTAGATCATAGACAGAAGATAGCTAATACACTAGATGATTTCAATGTATCTGTGCCGTCAACAATAAGTAGTGCAGGAGTAGAAGGACAAGTGGCGTATGATAGTACTTATTTTTATATCTGTACGGCAACAAATACATGGCGGCGTGTGGCCATATCAACATGGGCTACAACCGGCTCGTTACTTTTAGAATCAGGTAGTTATATTTTATTGGAAGATGCTAGTCAGATATTATTAGAATAAAAATGAAAAAACTACTAATTATTTTATTTGTATTGTCAGTTACTTCTATAGCAAATGCACAATATGAAGGGCAGACATTTGTTATTGATTGTAGTCGTGGTGGGTTTAATAATAATCTTAATCGAGATAAATTATCTGCTAATGCATTTGTAGATAATTCCAGAAACATAAATCTTCATAGATCAGGCAGGTCTAAGCGTGGTGGTACTGATCATGTTAATTCTACGGTAATTACCGGTACACCGAGAATATGGGGTATTTATCAGTTTACTCTTAAAAACGGCAATTCATATATTATAACAGCCACTTCAGATGGCAAAATACAGAAAGATTATAATACTGAAATAAAGACCGGTCTTACTATAAATCAGGCAGTTCATTTCGAGTCATTTAATAATTTACTTATTATCTGCACAGGAAATGATTTACCGGAGGTATGGACAGGTACAGGTAATACATCAACATTGACGAATGTGCCAACAGATTGGAGTACTGGACTTAATTATCCACGTAAGATGGTTAAACATGGCAGGGAATCTTCAGAGCGTTTGTGGGCTATTGGTGGTGCTGTAGACCCGTATACCGTATATGCTTCTGATCTTAATACCTCAGATGGCTCAACTGAACCTGATTTTTCAGATGCGAATGTTATTACTATTAGTATAGATACAGGAGATCAATTCGGCATAATCAATGCTGTTGAATATGGGGACAGATTATTATGTGCAGGTAAAAATCGTGTATATGTGATTGATGACCTTGATACTACAGTTGCTAATTGGGGATATTCACAGGCTCAATGGCGTGGTGGTACTGCTAATGACAGGACATTGCTTGCTGTGGAAAATGATATAGTTTCTTTTGATGAATCGGGCACTATTTATAGCGTTGTTTCTACTCAGGAATATGGTGATTATAAGAGAGCAACTTTAACCAGACCGGCTT